CTTGCTAAAGAATTTAATTCCACCCATCCCTCGCTGGTCATATTATAGACTCACTTCGGGATAACGGGTGGCGTTAAAGCCACCTAGATTACTAGGATTTTTGAGTAAAACATGAAGGAAAGCTTAATAAAGCGGACCCCACATGAGTTCGTCACCCCAAACGGGGACAAACACTCGATTCCTCTTAATCTGATAACCACAACGAAGGACAGGCAAACTATTGCCCTCCGTGCGTTCATCAAATGCACTTAGCTTCAAGGTACCAGTTATACTCCTTGCAGTATCTTTCGAAAACCGCCAGAGATCGTGTCTCACGACACCCAGATACCCTTCAACTAAGGAAGAGAGGTCATTACACTTATAGAGCAGAACATCAAAATTACATTGTTCTGATCTCGGAAGGTGTGCAACCAATGCGGTGCACATCCAACCTTCCCAAGTCACCAAATCCTCATGCTGAGGACGGCGCGGCTTAGCCACGCTGATTGGTGCGACGATACCGCTGTCGCCAAGACTAGGGGCTACATAGGGGATATTAATATTTTCAACATCCTTAAGTAGCTTGTTATAAACTCGTTTGTAACAGCTGGCGGAATATTCCCCGTCAGCAATAACATAAGAGTATAACCTAAGTGCATTAGCAGTACGCACTTGCCAAGGGACGACATGTAAGTCCTCATAGTCTTTGTAAAGTGATTCGCCATCGGCGGAATCATCAGCAAAGAAAAAAGGTCGAACATACTGCCCGGCGAAGTAATCGTGACCGCAAGACTCAAAAAACAAACCTTGAAGAAAAGTTTTACCTTCATTGATTTTAAACCCATATAATTTAAGGAGTTCACAAACAGCTTTGCCATACTTCTGAGGAACGATAATATCATCCCCATAAGTGCTGACGTGGTGCCATTCTTCCCTCGGTACTACAGAGCGTGCAATGCACAAAAATAGTAAGGTTTCGAATTCAAAAACAAATCCGTTACCCATACCACCTAATTGGTGAAGTTCATGCGTTTCATCGGAAGTCCGATAAATATCGCAAGGAACGGTTACTGAATTACATCGTAACAGTTTCAACAAACTTAACCACGCACGAAGGTTAGGGGTTCTAAGCATAATATTTTCAACTACGCCTAGTCCCATGTACCCACTTGCGTTTTCAAGGTCAATTGTACAAAGTTTTTTATCAATTGCCCGAGACACCAAATAACGGTTGCGTTGTTGGCCCGACACTATACAGTTACCAGCTTTTTTGAGCCGGCGCCGTATTTCCTTTCCAACTCCCTTCTGAGCGAAAACGTTCAGGGTAGGCTGGATTGAAATTGGTCGAACCTTTAGCGTGTTCTTTGGAACCGTGCTGAAGGTTTCTCCCGCTACGATGCTATCAGCGGCAGGGTGTTCTGGTGTGAAATGGTTACCATCAAGGTAATCATCTGCGAATAAATCACTGTTAGGACTGGAAAAACTGTCCCAACTTGGTGATCCAACTGCTTCGGCAGTAAAGCATGATTTATACCATCTCTCGCCCATAATAGCCCTGACGAAGGGTGTTAACTCCTTCGTGTGTTGTGGAAAAGCGCTAAACTTTGCGTTTTGGGTTGCCCCCCGGGGTGACCACTGAGTAGTCGAACCGGGCCCATGCCCCATACCGTCTTGGATACGAGGTAGCGCATCAACCAATGGACCTAGAATAGCGTCCATTATTCTCGCAACTCTATTCACGCGTGTTAAACGTGTAGGGAGAGTCTGAAAAATACGGTTGTATTCCCTGCAATACTGCTCGGCTTTGAGAAAGGCGGAGCGAGCATCGTCGTACAATTGTTCGTCGGTGGCGATGCCAGAAAAAGTGCACTTCTTCAAACAGTTACCTAGAAGGTAATCATGTCGAAAGTCGCGAACAATTTCCTGGCGTGCCTGTTGCAGACCAATAGTGAATCCCCATGCGGGGAGGTAATAACTTTTACTATAAACCGTTAAATCTGGTTTAAGCTCAGTTAAAAACCGCCGTAAGGCGTCAATCAACTTACGTTGTTCGACATCGGCTTCATACTTTGCTTTCCATTTTCTACTTACAAACTTAGGAGATTCCTTATCATCGTTAATTAAATACTTAACAACAAAATCGGGCCCCATGGGAGTGTGTTTGACAATGTACTTACAGTTAAACGTTACTGCTGTGGCTTCTTGAAATAAATCAATAACCTGTTGACTATATTTTGTACGTCTAGCTTTAGCCAAAAGCAAAACTAGCGAAATTTTGTTCTTCATATTGATCACCTTAAAGGTTGAGTCAAAACAAGTTGATAGTTAAACTACACTATCACCAAATTTCTTCGCGATTCAGGATCATTTGAACGTATTCGTTCGACCCTGTAACGGACTGACATAACGAGTGAAATTCACCACGTTCTGCTGAAGTCCAATCACTTGGAAAAATGTACTTGCCGCCGGTATATCTGGCAATACTCAACACCTCACGCACACCCGTACTTGCATTTGTAACGCATTTCGGGATGGCTAAAGCGAAACCAATTCGGTCTGTTGATCTTTTGGGACCAGCTGGATCGAATGAAATAGAAAGTGTTGCCTCACCGCCGATGAAATTCTCGGTAGTGCGATCAGCAAAAACTATTGTATTATTATTTGTGTTATCATTACCACGTTGTGAAACTGGTTTGAAAACACGTTGTGAACCGGATACCCCGGTCAGGGTGATGTTGCTACGTTGTGCCATAATGGCCTCCGTTTGATAATTTTTACAAAAGATTATTAAAAGCCAAACCGTGACCTTTTTGCTAAAGCAAAAAGCGATAAGGCGGTTATACCCTTACCTATAGAAAGATTGGGGTCAACCCTCAATCCCACACCCATAGGTAGATCATCAGCAGCGTTGAACGCTCTGCGGGACGTGATCTTTTTGATTATCGCACCTTCTTGCACGTTCTCCAAATCGGAGGTCATGTACCAGGTGTCAGTCGGCTCTGCTATCTCAGAAACCTGGGCCTTAAAGCTCAGATTAACTTCAACGATATCAGTAACACTGCCGAAGACTTGTATATC